ACCTCTTCTTTTAAAATAGTACAACAACCTAGGTTTATTATTTTCAGCTAATATAGGCATTCCGTAAAATACACAAGCCATAAGAACGTCTTCAAAAAATATCTCAGCAGTCTGAGGTCTTGCAACGTACTCTAAAAAAAATGTATTAGGTGGAGCGTCTTCCATACTAAACTTAGTCAACCCGTGTAAAGCTCCTTTTGATCCGTTACCTCCAACTGTTCCGGATATATCATAACTATCACATCCAAAAGCCCCCATATGGTCGTTACCTGGGTATTTCATTCCATTTTTTAAAACTTGACGGTTTTGAATATCGTGAGTAGGAACCCAAGTTATTTTAAATCTTCCTTGAGAGTTTGGTGTAAATAAAACTCTTGAATCTTTAATTCCATTTTCCCAGCTAAAATTACCAGTACTAACTACTCCTGTATTTCTTAAATCTTGGTTGTAATCAATTTGCTCGTATATTTTCGCTAAGTTAAATAGACTGCTTTTTGTTTCGTCTCTAAACGCGTGTTCTTCCGTACGCGGAAATTGTCTATAGAATTCGTTTAAGGCGTCCTGATCGCTTTTTAATCCTTCAGCTTCATTGTTCCAGTGTTCTATAATTCCAGTGTCTATAATGTCGCCGTATGGACCTTTAGTCTCGTTGCTAGGTGTATCAAACACAGGGTGTCCGTAATCATCTATAAAACCCTCGTAGTTCCACTCCATAGGTATGAATAAAGAATATAAACCAGACTTTGTTTGACCGTTTTTATTTCTTTTTGTAGCATCAGAAGAGTAGTATAGTTTCTTAAAGTTTTCTCCTCCTTTGTCTAAAGCGTTTGATGTTGATCCCATCATGCACTTGCCTATAATCCTAGCACCTAAACGTAGACACGTTTTTGTTACTCGCCAGTTATTTAATATATTATCTGGCCTCTCCCACTTTCCACTTTCGTCGTGTACTAGTAGTTTTAGTTTCTCTCCGTCATAAGAGTTGTCCCCTGTGTTTTTCCAGTCGATAGTAGTGTCAAGCCCCTCAAGTAGTTCTTGGTCTTGTTTGTTTTGGATCGATTTTCTTGTGAGCCTTGAGGCTGGTATTCTGTAGGCCAATTCGGTCTTTGGTCGGTCCATACCGTCTTGTATCGGTTTGAAAAAGAACGGATAGTTGACAGATATGGGTACGACTTTATCCGTGAACATTTTCTTTGCATCGGCGCCAGATTTGGACAATATCCCAAACCGTGCGTCACTTGATATTGTGGCCATGTTAACCGTCTCTCCTGAAGCCATAAACGAAAAACCTGAACGTCTGTTCTTGAGATAAGACATGCCGTAACACCTTCTGTCTGCTTTACAAGCTTCCCAGAATAGGTAGAATAATCTGTTAGCTTCCCTGAATTCGGGGTTGCCAACGTCAATCTTAGACCACTGCAAGTACATAAAGTGAGTGCCAGTAATGTAAGTAGCCACGCCTTTATTATTGAACCAATGGCCTTCTTCTCTGCGTTTAAATTGTTCATCTATATATGGTTCCCATTTGTTTTGAAATTCTTCAGGGTATTCTCTCCAATCGAATACACTCTGTATTTGCTTTAACTCTTTAGGATATTCTTCTACAGTCCATTTATCTGTAGATTTGTTTATTTTAGAAGGCGTTTTTGGAAGCGCTATTCTTAATCCCTGTATTTCGTATATATCACCTATTTGACCTGTTTTACTTATAACTACAATATCGTTTTCTTTATTGTAACCATAATCCCATTTTTTAGATTTATTTAATCTAGAAATAGTAGTAAGCTTTACGGGTTCAACTATTTTATATAAAGTTTGCTCGTACATTATTTAGATCTTTTTTCAGCAAATCCACTAAATGATTTTTTAGCTACTTCTTCTTTAGGCTTGTTATCGAGCATGTCTTGCTCTTCTTTTATTCTATTTAATATTTCGAAAGCGTCAAATATAGCTAACTTCTTTGTAGCAGCAGCGTTTTTAAGTCTGTCTGCTGATATATCGTCATCTGAATCAACAATAGCTTCTTTAGCTACTTTTATTAATTCCTCAACTGCCTTGTGTCCAGCTTGGATTATATTCGACTTCGTTTCCTTGATATTCATATTTAATTTTAATTTGATTGGTTGGTACTCTATAGAGTCTTTGTTTTTCAATAAAAAACTCGTATTCCATACCTACTTTAAAAGAAACTAATGTTCCTTTATCTATGCTTCCATCTGTGTATTTCACAATACCAAGACCTGGTTTTTCAAAATCTGTAGAAAACATTTTATCTTCTTTTATAGGTTTTATAAAACAAAAACCTTTTTCAGACTTCCACTTGCCATTTGACTTATAAGCGTATATTTGATCTGGTTGAGCAAAGTACTTATCTTCTTCAAGGTAGCTTTTGCTATTTTTTTCATTACCTCTAACATCATAAAACCTTCTAAACACGTTATGATGCAGTATAACTTCGTCTCCTTCTTTTATACTAGTTTCGCTTAACATAGGTGTGGCCAAGATTATACCGTGCCTACTTACATAGTTATGGTTTTGTAATTCAGTATTTAACAACAACTCATTGTTATCAATTTTAACCGAAGACGTTGATCTTCCGCTTTTAGGCTTTACTATAAAATTATAAATTGACTTCATTAATAATGTAAATCATATTCTACAGCTATTGCCATATTTTTATTGAAGTCTTTCCAGGATAGGGTTTCTTTGTTTTTTTCTATATATATAGAGTACTTATTTTCTTCCTCTAATATACTAGTTATAATATGACCGCCATACACTTCCTGTCCAACAGAATAGTGCATAGCGTCATTTTTATAATCTCTTCCAATACTAATCTTTCGTATCAGCTTCATTTTCTATTTTTTCAAAAGATCCGTCATTTATGTTGATGGTTATATCTCCATACTCTTCTCTTAATCCATTTTGAAATTTTTGTAAATCTTCTTGAACCTTGCTTGCCCCGTGTAGTATTTGGTGTTTTTCAATTTCTAATTCACCTAATTTCAGTTGATGCTGGTTAAAATTTTTAACCAAATCCTGCAACTCAGTTAACTCTTCTTTTTTAATTTCTTGAACTTTTTTCATTTTATTAAATTTAATTGTTATTTATAAGTTTATTATTACGTGTAAACTTAATTATTTACTCCCCTATTGTCATTGTTACAGACGTAGGGTTTATTAAAGCCTCTATTTGATTAGCAATACCAATTTCTATACTTGCCACGGTTTCTTCTCCCATAGCTTCTTTCGTCCACCCAACTACTATTTCGTTAGTTAAGTCTTCAAACGGTATAAAATCACCACCTTCACTTAAAGGTACAATTTGAGTGCCTATTGCTGTAGATGAATAATCGCCATCAGTCCCTGTTACATTCCAGTGTACGTTATACACTACGTCTGTCTGGCCTTCTTCTTGAGGGTGTACGTCTACTGTTTTGCAATTCCAATCGTAAGTTATCATATTTATTTATTTTCTAATGTTTGTATTCTTTGTTCTAGTTTTTCTATTTTTGTAATTGATTCTTGTAATGCTGCTGTTAAAAGCGGTACTATTTTACTTAAGTCTAAACCCTGTAACTCATCGCTGCCGTCTTCTCTTATAGCGTCTTTTTCACCCGTTACGGCTTCTGGTATAACTTCGGCTACTTCGTGAGCTAAGAAACCATCCACTGTATTTTCAGAATTTATGTAATTAAACCTGATTGGCTTTAATTTTTTTATTCTACTAGAAGCTTTCGTTAATGGTGCTTCATTTTCTTTTAATCTGTAATCGGAAGTTACGTTAAAAGAAGCAGCGTAACAAGCTAAGGTTGAGTACGGAGACCCTACGTAAAGCGGGGCAGTTGTAGCAAAGTTACCGTAAAAATCACCTAACAGTGGGCTTCCGTAAGCATTTTCAATCTGAAAACCTAAGCCTCCTGTGGAAGCTATAGTGCCGTAGACTTTAAGCTTTGTAGCTGTGGTTGTTGATGGTGCACCGTTGATGCCAACATTACCAATGGAATTTACTACAAATTTCGATCCTGATGGGCCAACTTGGAAAATTCCATCTGTTCTTAGTATTCCGCTTCCGCAGAATATTCCGTTTGTAAAATTTTGAGCCGGGTTTATTCTCAACCAAGTGTCACTATACCTAATGATTTCTTTTCCATCACCATACATAGCAGTTCCGTTGAAATATTGTTCTCCACTCACTTTAATATTACCTGCAACATCAAGTTTTTCTCCTGGAGTAAGCGAACCAATACCAACGTTACCATTTGAGTATATTGTCATTCGGGTTTTAGAGCCTGCCGAGTACGAATCTGTTGTGGCGAGGTACATTCTAGTTCCATAGGTACTATCAGTTCTAGTATATATACCTGCTTGAGCAGTAGAGCCTGAACCAGTATCGCTAGCCCCAAAAGTTATTGCGTTACCAGTGTTGTTGGCTGCATTTCCTACTGGGTCAAAGTGTAGCGCTCCTCTAGTCGTGCCTGGAGTTGTTGTGTCCCAAGCCACTCCCTGGTTTTCTATGTAGACTTTCCCAGCCACTTCAAGTTTTTCAGAAGGACTAGTCGTATTAATACCAATGTTACCCGCGCCATTTGCAGCTGTACCTCCTAAAACACAGAATCTTGTAGAACCACCTTGAACAAGACCCCACCTAGACGAATTGAAAAAAGAACCTCCAAAAACCCCTGTATAGAAATTTTTCAAGTTTTCCCCTGATGTTTGTGTAAATATATCAGCATTACTAGCTATGCTTCCTGTGTAACCAATAACTTTATATTGATCTGTTGCTTGGCCAGTATAACCGCCATTTACATTTAAAACTATTTGCTTATTAGTTGCAGTATTTAAGTTTATAGCGTTTACACCAAGGTCTAACTTAAATAGAGGGTTAGTCGTTCCAATACCGACGTTGCCAAGGTCACTAACCCGCATTCGTTCAGCACCTCTAGTGCCAAAAGTTAAAATTCCATCTGCAGCAGCATAATTATTTGTAATCTCAAGGCTGTTTGTATTTGTTTTATAACCTAAGTTACCTACAACTGCACCACCATCTTGTTTTAATATTATCTGAGCATTATCAGTTTCAGTAATATTATCGGAGTCAGCTTCTATAAGTAGTCTAGCTGGACCAGTTGAGCGTAAATGCAGTAGCTCTGAAGGGTTGTTTATTCCAATACCAACACTGCCATTATTAAGTATTGAAAGTTTTTGGGTAGGGGCTGAAGTTCCTGAGCCAGACAAGAAGTCAAATCTAACATTAGATACATAGTTAATTTCTGCTTGGCTATTAGCTTGTCCTGTTTTTCTATACCTTAAACCACCTAGATTGTCGCCAGTACTCCTATTAGATTCTACATCTAAAGAAGCATAACCGCTATTAGTGTTCTTTATTCTTATGCCGCTAGCACTTGTTGTAGATTCCACTTCAAGCTTAACATCTGGACTAGTCGTTCCTATCCCGACACCTCCTAAGTCATCAATAGTCATTCTATCGTAAAGCGTTGTGTTTGGATTTGGGTTAGTAGCGCTGTAATCTAAGGTTGCGAACCTTATTTCGCCTCCTTGATTTCCACTACCATTCATTACAGTGTAAATCTTAGCTGTTTGACCTTGGTAATTGCTTCCATTTTTAAACGCAATACCTGTTGTCATGTTTGCTACCCAGCCATAATTTTCCAAAAGCAACATGTCAGAGCTTGAAGCTGTAGGTGTTTTTATATGTAATTTAGAGTCTGGATCAGTCTCTCCAATACCGACGTTGCCACCGTTTAATATGGTCATTTTTGTATCTGCAAACTCAACGTTTCCAGAATCTTCTGCAGAGTCTAAAGCAAAGTGCATGTCACTCCTTCCCCAACTAGCCTCTGCGTTTCTAGCTATAATAGCCGCTTTTTCATAATTGGTTTCAGAAGCAATAGTGCTAAACTTTAAAGTAGCCTCTGTTCCAGCAGCGCTATTGTAAGCTAGTATTTTTACATCAGTATTAGAAGTTCCATTTCTAACAACAAGTTTTTCACTTGGGCTAGTTGTTCCAATTCCCACCCTGTTACCGTTAGGTTGAAGCAGTAAGTGACTGTTTCTGTTAGCTCTTAAAAACTCGTAATCATTAACGGTATCGTTAGTAAACATTGAAAAAGCATTACTAACCCCATCATAATCCATATAAGCGCCTGAGGCTTGAGAAGTGCCATATTCATTAAATCTTATTCGCCCGCTAGGGTTTTGATTAACGTTTGATGAAGTGAATACTAATTCCCCGTCTCTAATGTCTAATTTTTGAGTAGGATTTATTGCTCCAATACCTAATCTCTGGTTAGCATGATCTATATATAATGGAGTCGGTACATCATTAACACGTCCAGCGCCAAATACCTCTATAGTACCATTAGTATTATCATCTCTAATTACAACACCTACTTTTTGAATATACTTTACTCCAGTTGGTTTTGTAGTAGTAAGACCTCCCGGAGTGTCACTTACAAATACCTCGTCGCCAACCTCAAAAGCAGATGTATCAATACCTGATACTTTACCAAACATAATAGCATCACCCTCGTCGTTGTCACCGCCAGCGGCATCTAAATCCTCGTTTAGTATACCTAAAGCTGGCATTTTGCCTGCAGCGTTATTGTCAGCTAAAGCAACTTCAATTAAGTTGCCATTTGGTGGGGAGATAGATACATTTTCGCATATAACTTGACCTTTGGTCATTGCAGATAGCGTAGAGTTTTTAACTCTTAAGATGACAGACTTAGCCTTATCAGCTTCCCCTGCTACAACGCCACCTTGGTCTATCCAGTTTGTAACCGCACCAGTAGAAGACAGTAGTTGACCTGCTGTACCTATATCATTACCTCCGTCTCTAAGACCGGCTTGTACTTCTATGTCGCTTTTAAACTTCATTTATTAAATTTTATTTTTATTATTACCCTATTTTCTGTACTAGTATGGTAATATCTGTCGCCTGTACCGCGGCTATAGTAGCTACAGAAGTTGAAGCGGTTCCCACTCCACTTGTTGTTGTTCTAGTAACATCACAGTGAACTGTATCTCCAGAAGAGTTTATAGTTTGAACTAATGTATTTAATCCAAAAGTGTGGTTCACTGTTCCAGATAAAGAACCCGCTGCAATTGTACCTGTTGCAGACGTTGCTAGTTGTACAAAACCAGTTGAACTAACTGTAAAGTCGTCTTCATCGTAGCGAGATATTCCAATGACAGCAGCACCAGCGCCAGTGTCTGTTCCAGCTGTAGCAAAATCTACATTGTTTTGAACTGTTGTCCAATCTGCTAAAGATGTAGGCGCGTCTGTTTCAGCAATAAGTACATCACCTACTCTAACTTGCTCTGTAAAGAAACTACCGTCTACCGTTACAGTATATGTCCAACCTTTTTTAATAGAATTTGGACTTGGGTTACTATCTAAGTTAGGTATATTAGTGTTAGCGTTATATCCGCCTTGATATATTAAACCTCCAACAACAGAGGTATCAATGTAATTTTTTACTAATGTTAAAGCCTCGACTGGTATAGTTCCAAAAGTTGTTTTCTTAACAACGTAAGTATCAAGTACTGGATCTACATTATCTGTATAATCACTAAAAGGTATTGTATCATCAGCGGCTGCTGTTGCGCTTCCTTGATTAACTATGTAGTTATTTTCAATACCAGCTCCGCCATCTACGTTTAAGCCTACCTCCAACTGTTTACTCGTAGTTGCTTGTCCTGTTAGATTAGAAGTTAAATCTTCAGTTGCGGCTATTTTAATAGTGTCGCCTGATGATATCGCGCCGGTTACAGCAGGGTTTGCATCATCGCTTAAAGTGAATCCGTAAGAGCTCGACACTTCAGCCCATTGGTAAGTTGGAGGGGTTGTAACAGGTGTTACTTCTCTACCTACTTTAAGCACGTTGCTTGTTGTGTTATAATATAACTGACCCTCTGTAGGCGTACCAGCAGCGATGTCGCTTGGTTCGTTTTGAATTCTTGGGTTTAAGAGTTGATTTTTATTGTAATCAACGTTGTTTAAAAAATTAATTGCCATTAGTTTGTTTTTGTTAGTTTATGAAAGCTTGTCCTGAGAAAGCTGCTGAAAAGTTTATTGTTAAGCTGTTTAAGTCGTTGAATACAACTTCACCATACATTTCTATATTGTTTGTATTAACGGAGGTTACTGAAGGAAATTTGTTTAAGTCGTGTTGAACAGTCCACGTAGCAGATGCTACAGGTTGTGGATGCACGTAGTTTTTATCTTTTTCATCTTCTTTAGCTTTAGGGTAAGTTATTAAACCATAAGTTTCTTCAGAAAACAAAGAGCCGTTTGACTCTATTAATGTAAGATTGGCGTTATAAAAATCTGTTTCAGTAACATCTTGTGTTAAAGAATCAAGCTTGTATACGCCAAAATTATTTAAGTCATCTACTTGAGCTAGCATGATTGGTTCATCAACTAGTGTAAGTAGGTAGTTTGAAGCTAAAGTATTAGCTAAAGAATTTTTGCTTATTCTAAAACTAGTTAAGTCACTAAAGGCAGTATTATTTCCACCTCCAGATATAAGACTCACCGTACCTGGTCTTCTACCTCCAGTTAGGTTGGTTTGAAATTTAAAGTTATTTTGATTAACAATACCTATAGAGCCATTGTCGTTAAATAAGTCCGCTATTGATTGTGCTGTAAAGTTTTTTGTAGCATTACCGCTATTAGAATCAGTACCAATCCATCTGTCTAGTAGCGTTACTACTGTATCTATTGCGTATGTACTAATTCTAGCCATTTAATCTTTTTTTGTTATAGCTTTCGCCTTCTCCCAAGTGCGACCTACAAAATAAGCTCCATATGCAGTTACTAGTAAAGTTTGAAATATTGGCACGTATTCTTCAGCTATAGTAAACTCTCCTACATTACCATCAAAAAACGCACACACAGTAAATATAACAGTTAAGTATATAAGTACCATAGGGCGTATATTCTTAGATAAAAAGCTATCAGACTCCATATCAGACTTCCATCTAGCTGTAACCTGCTCTTGAGCTTCTTTATCTGCTTTTTCTAGTATCTCTGTAATTAAGCGCTGAGCCTCTAGTTTCTCTTCTTTAGTAGTAGTAAGGTTGTCTAAAACCTCGCCAACTTCTTTTATGACGGAACCTGTGAGCCATTGCCAAATCTTTTTCATTTATATGGAAATATTTTATTTAACTTATTTTTTCTTATACCGCAGCCGCAGTTAGGATTTAATGTTTCAACAACTTTTTTAATACCAGTTGCTTTTGTAAATTTTTCTATTGAATCTCCTAATCCTTTTGATTTCATTACATTGTATTTTAAGAATGTCTACTACAGCACCATCTTTTTCTAGCAGCTTTACCTCTTTTACCTGTCCAGCTTTTAGATCTAGAACAAAATGCTTTTTGTCTTTTATAAGCTGCTGTTCCAACTTTTACATCGCATTTCGTTACTGCTGTTTTTAATTTACTACCTGGGTTTTCTTTTTTATATTTTTTTACACCAGCTTCAGTCATACCAGCGCCTTCTTCTGTTGTTCTAAAATTCCTACCCTTACCTTTAGTAGTTTTCCTAACCTTTGCGAAAGGTGAGTTTTCTTGCTGGTATGCCATAATTTATTTTTTAGATCCGTAGCCTTTCATTTTGAAAGCTCCTGATTTCATCTTACCAACTGCTCCTTTTTTCCCTAAACTAAGTCCAAAACCTTCTATTGATGAATCCAACGATTGAAACAAAGCTGCATTATCTAATGTGATAGGCTTGTAGCTAACGCCGTTTTGTGATGCCATTTCACTAAAGCTTGATGTAGGAGTTGTTGTAGTTTGCGGAGCATTAGAGCCGCTGTTAACACCCATATCTTTTTTGAACTCA